GGTTCAAATATTGTGTTACCTGATTCCCAAGATTTGATTATATCCTGTACACCATCTATTGCTGCAGTTGTTGTTTTTATACCACTAATAACTTTTTTAAGATCAGCAATAACATTTTCTACATTACATACAATGCTATCAATCACTGCTTGAACACCCTGTAGTGCCATTTCTGCTTTACTAATAGCACCATCCAACAAACTTTGAAGTAAGTTGTTGATAGTATTGATAGGATCATTAATAAAATCTGCTATTTGACTGTCTATAGCACACAATGAAGAGAGTAATGATGTAATTGCTTTTTGTACTTCTGCTTTTGCTTGGAAAGGAACTGAACCAAAAATTGCTCCTAAGAGTTGTTGTAAAAAACCACCTAGTTGATTAGAAAGTTGTGAGGTAGACTCTCTAATACCAGATACGATTTGTGTGAAGATAGCACCTATAAAGTTTTTCAACTTTCTAGTCAACTTTTCTAGTGTGGTCACTTTACCACTGACAATATCAATAAAATTACCAGAATCATCAGTAGCAACTAATGTAGAAGAAGTGTCTGCAAGGTCTTCCATAAGGTAACCTAGTTTTGCTTCTACGGATTTCCAAGGTCCTCCCACACCATTTGCAGTAGGAATAGGATTTTCTGGATTTCTACCTTTTAATGGATTACCAGAACTACCCGATATATGAACACCTACGTTATTTGGTGATCCTGGTCCTGCAGGTTCTGGTTGTGTTTTACTTCCTGTAAGTTTAACTTGGTTACCACCAGATGCATTCTCCTTATTGTTAAATGTATTACTATTGGCACCTGCAGGTGGTCTTAATGCAGGATTTATGACGGGTTCATCTATTCGTTCACCCGTAAAAGCAAATATATGCTCTTTACCACTTTCTAATGATTTTTGTACACGCAAAACACCGATAACTATTGGCATTTGAGCATCTTCACCATCCATGAAGAAACCCATAACAATAGCACCTGGTTGTAGTTGTCCTGATGATTCACCTTGTGCATCATTACCTGCTTGACAAGTATGTTGTAATACTGTTGCCCATGGCAACTCCTCAGTGGGAAGATCAGCAGTCGTTCCACCTCTATGATTTGTATAATATCCAAGCACACGAACTTTACACCGACCTAGTTCCATAGGATCTTCGGTGTCTTCTACTTCACCAACCCACCAGTAAAATCCGTCTTTTCCGACGAAATTGGTTTTGGGTTCATTTAGGATGCCTTCAACTGTTTGCATTTATCTGCATACTTTTGATTATTTAGTAAAAAACCTTAAGGGTCAAATTTTTGGCGGGATTTTTTTTGCCCTATTTTTGAAACTAAAGGTCGTTTTCGACACGCACATATTTGTAAATGTTATCGCTACCCCAAACCATCTTACCATCTTTGTATGCTTGGTCAAAACTATGCAGTTTATCTCCATACAAATGCATCTGTGATCTGATTATGACTCCGTTATGCACACACTTTCCTACAATATTGCCATGCCACGCAAGGTCAACGTATTTAAAGAGCATACCACACTCTGCAGATTTATTCCACTGTAAGTCGTAGTTCTCTATTAATACTTCTGTCTTAGATATTTCAACCTTCTTATGATATCTTTTCCGATAAGGTCTTTCGGGACCATCAGTTCTATAATAATTTTTAGACTGAAAACCCCCTTCTATCTTCTCCCAATGCAAATATATCGTAGCATATGTTGTCGGAGATGATTGTGCTTGATTTTTGTTGCTCCAGAGTCCTAGTAAATAGTCCTCAATCGTCATACACTAAACATTCTGGTTCATCAGGGTGCATCTCACAAAATAGTTCGAGTGCGTTTGGATCGTGATGATCTCCTGCTACTATCTCATCGTGATGATGCTCTGCATAGACTTCAAGTTCATGTAATTCGACTTTAGCATGTCTGCGTGCTGCAGGTGATGCAAGTGGATTGTCTAGGATTGCTTGGTCTGCTTGGATGTGTTCTTCTATTGTTTTCATTGTTGTACCTCGTTGATACAAAACTATTTATCAAAGTACAGCGTCTTTCATAAGGAGCATTTCCGAAGACATGGTATCTGGAGTGCCTTTATGTGCTATTGTTACGATCATGTAACGTCCACTAAACTTTTTATCAGGTTTGATTTTATCACCAGACTTTTGTGTTGTGGGCATAGTAACACTGACGCCAGAACCTGCATAAAGATCTAAATTACCTGGAACTACTATTTGAAGTTTAGTATTCTTTAGTGATTCCATCCTTAGAAACTGATACGCTTGTAAGTATACAAGAGACTCATAGTTCTTTTGAGGTTCCTGTTTGTCCTTTGGATCAAAGTTTTGGTATGGAAGTATAGTATAGCGTGTCCTCTTTGGACTGTCAATCAAACTTTTATAATCGTCAGAGACCCGTGACACGGGATTAACTGCCTTCTTCCCTCCCAAATGTGACATTTTATTCCATAGTTCTGTAATTTTATATAAGTTTTTTGCTAATGCTAGATCAGGACCTTCACCACCCATTGCTGAGTTTGATATGTTAACTGGATCAAAACCCATACTAAATCCTGTCCAAGTTCCATGTCTTAAACCCATCAAAAAGTTTCTTTCTTCTGGAAAAGATATACTATCAATTTTAAACTGGTCTGTCTCTCCACCATCACTTTTCTTTGGCGAATAAAGATATTCATACAGTCTTGTAGTTCCTTTTTCTTTATCTGTACCCTTTGTTGGTGACATCTCATTGATATTATCAATCATTTTATCAAGAGATTTGAAATGATATCCTAATGCGTTTTCATAAAATGCAAATCCATTTTGAAAATCACCACCAGTTTGTTTCTTTCTAACACTTCTGTTTGTGATCCAGTAGATACAATCAAGTGGTCTCCAGTTTGTTGCTACAAATGTCTGTTTGTTTAAACTTTCTTCAGAGAATAGTTTTTTAGCACTATTCATATATGATGACCCTTTGACTAGAGTTTTTACAATCGAGGATGATTCAGTATCGTCAAATATTTTATCTGACTTACCGAATACATTAATAACTTCATTGAGTGCATACTCATCTGAACAACAGTTGACTATGAAAACATCTGTAGTCTGATTGATTCTCTGCCTACTATTGATGTTATAGGAACGTAACTTGTATGTTCTTGTTAATACTGATCCATTTATTGTAAACTTTATTTCCTCTGATCCAGTAAAGATGTTTGATATACCTGCAGAGTCCTCGAATACGAATGTTGCTTCTAAGGTTGCAGACTCTATGCTCTCATAGATCTCCCATGCTCTCAAGAATCCAACTAGATTATATCCTCCATCGGATGCTTTAAGTTGTTCGCCTCCTCTGAAAACTGATATGTTGACAGATATATCACCTGCGTTTACTCTATCACTCATTTAATAAGTCCTTTCATATAGTTGTTGTTGGAGTTCAATACAGTTGCTGTAGTCTTCAAAACACCATTGATATTTACAGTGCCTGATCCAGGTAATCCCTGTACTATAGTTTCTGGTTCTCCTCCACCACCTGCAGTTGCTGACTTTGCTTGCTCTATTGCCTGTGCGTTCTTAGTGTTTACTTCCATAACAGTTGCTGCAGTTGCTTCTAGTGTTGCCAGTGATGCTGTCTTTACTTCATTGACAGATTCATTTCTAGTTTCAGTTTGTTTTGTCACGCTAGGTTTAGTTGAAGCAGACATTATTTTCGGAGTTTCTCCACCTTCTGAGAATCCCATACCAATCTTAGTTCTCTGTACCATTGGTGATACCGTAGTTGATATACTGATTGGTTGAGTACTAATATTTGAAACTGAACCACCTGTAGAGAAGTTGCTGATGTTGTTTACTTTACCACCTACTGCAAAGTTTAGTAAAGGTTTAAAGTCACCACCTTTAGAGAAGTTATTGATTGGACTTGAATTATAATTTACTGTGTTACCGATAGGTGGTTTATATGACTGATCTTGGAAAGTATCCAAAGGATTACCCATATTAGTCTGTGGCAAATAGAGAAACTCATTGTTTACCTCTCCACCCTTTGAGTATTGATTTGTAGTAGTATTATTAGTTGATGTTCTATTATTTTTTAACGTAGTGTTATTGATTAATGTCCTACCACCTTTTGAATATTCATTAATAAATGTTTTTGAATTATCAAGAAACTTATCAGTTATCTCTCCACTTTTAGTGTATTCATTTGTAGTGTTATCAATGGATGTTTGGGAATTGTTTAAAAACTTTTGAGATATATCTCCACCCTTTGAGTATTCACTTATATTATTAGTTGTAGTATTGCTAGTGTTATTATTGTTATTGAATGTAGTATTGTTATTATTATTGGTAAAGAATGTAGGAGGAGTTATGTTAAGTAATCCACCATCAGCAAATCCTAGTCTCTTTGCTTCTTTCATTCTTGTGTTAGTTAAACTAGGAGTCCTTCTAGTAGCAGGAGTGTCAAATGGTACTACAAATGCACCACCATCTGCCTTCTGAGAAACATACTCTGTACCATGTCCTATGAATGATGTAGTCATACCACCATCAAGTGATACAGGATAACCTGTTTGAGGACCAGAGATCCAACCACCACTTGCTGCTTTCTTGAGAGGTACATATCCACCTGTTGCTCTTCCTTTAGTCTTCACCCCTAGGACGTTCATCCCTAACTTTACAAGACCCCCTGCTTGACCTTTTTTCTTACCCGCTATCAATGTCGTAACAAATTTAATTAACTTTGGTACGACCATACGAATATCTTTGATAAGTTTCAATGGATTCTTCAACCATCTGATACCCAAAAATACTGTCGCGAAACCTACTAGTGCCTTACCAAATCCTAGTATTCTTTCAAAAATATTAGCATCACTCTTAAACATATTATACAATCCATCCATCAATGTTATGACTCCAAACTTCATGAAGTCAAATATAAACTTACCTACCTTACTAAGAACTTTAATTACTGTGATTAGTTTTTCTTTATTTGCAGGGTCAGCAAGCCACATCAATGCAGGTATAGCAATAAACATTTTCAACATATTGCCTAACATACCTAGTATTCCACTTAAAAAATCACCACCTTTTTTAGAAGCATTCTTAGCAAAATTGACAAGTGGATTACCTGCTTTCTTCTTTTTATCGTCTTTTGGTTCTGGTTCTGGTTTAGGTTTATTTTTATTAATCTGATCTAGTCTTGCTAACTCTAACTCTTTGAGTTCTGCAACCATAGAGATAAGACCATTAACACTTTCACCTATCTGATTTATCGCTGTAGTATTATTATTGAAATGTGTAGTCGCACCAAAAGGATTGGAACCTTTACCTTTGGGTTCCTCTGTTTCAACAAACTTATAAAAGTTTAGTTTACTACCTTTTTTTACTCCTGTTGCTTTTGCCATTATAATCGTCTAGATGAGATAGAAGACATTGATGCCGAACGACTACCTGTATTTATTGGGACTGCCTTATCAATCAATGCAAGTTGAGTTAAAATTACAGGTATTGGAACGATGTCATCCATAGTAGATCCTAATGCAACTTGTTCTGCTAGTCCACCCTCCGAAAATTCTGGTGTTTTAGGAACAGGTGCTATGTATTTAGATTGATTTCTTTTAAACAGTCCACCTGCCATCTTCTCTTCAAACTCAACTTTTGTATCATTCGGTGCACCATACTTGCGTAACTGTTCTTCATTAGACATCTCTTTGAACGCAGTGTACTCTTCCAGAGAAACTTCCTTACCATTAATAAATGCTTTACCATCAGATAAAGATAAGTTAGAAGTTACTTGTTTGACACTACTGATAGTAGTAGCATTACCCTCTTCTTTTGGTACCTCTACTTTTTCTTCTTCCTCCTTCTTACCTTTATTACCAGTCAAGAATCCAACTATCGTACCTAAGTCTGGTAGTTTCTTAGCGGCCTCCTGTACTTTAGGGTAAATTTGTTTGTAACCTGGAACTTTATTCAACATTGCCTCTTCCAACGCTGCTATTCCTGGTACAAAATCTCTTGCAAACATAAATGCATCGATACCCATTGACATAGGAGGACCTGCAGCATTTCCAAATAGACCAGAGATATCAAGAGCACCAGATATTGATTCAAGAGTACCTCCAATAACATCACCACTCGCTAGTCTATCGTATGCAAATAGCATGTTTACTAGACCACCGACTATAGGTAATGCTTTACTACCAATCTTTTTACCTAGAGGTCCAGGTTTTGCTAATGATAAACCTTTTGTCTTTAAATATTTCTCCATCATTGCACCCGCAGGTGTCTTTATTATGGCATTATATGCTTTCTTACCCATCTTCTTTGCCCACTGTACAACAGGATCAATAAACTTTCTTAAGGGATCCAGTACTTTCATAACTAGTTGTTCTTTTACAAAGTTTCCTGCTTTACTAAGGTTACCGCCTATCCAGTTTCCTGCTTTTGCAAGTTTACTTTTTAATCCAGAAAACAGACCTTTCCTTGCGGTATTAACTCGCTTACTTAATTTTTGAGTATTTTTAAATGCTTCTTGAAATCTTGGTGCTAACTTATTATACTGCTCTGTGATAAAATTCCTTGCTGCTTTAGTAGTACCTTCTAATATAGTCTTACCTCTCTTCTGCAGTCCCACACCGATGTCATCGACTCTATTCTGTATGTTTGCAAAAAAACCTTTTCCTCTTGATGCTTTCCTCGTTGCAGTGGCAAAGTCCTCACCTTGATCTATTCGTTTTCTAGCATCAGCAATCTGATCACTAGTCATACCTTTCTTCTTCATCTTTATCTCATCAGGAGTTGCCTTCCTGACTTTACCATTCTCTAATACTTCATCAGGTTTTAACTTCTTCTTTGTCTTTGGATCAATCTCATCAGGTGTTTTCCTAGGTTGCTTCTTCTTACCTTTACCTTTATCATCACCACCAAATCCCATTGCTGCAAATATGGCTGCAAGTTTTTGTGCTGCTGCCATTGCAAAAGCAATACCAGAAAATGCTAGTAATGCCTTACCAAGTCCCGCTATTCTTTCTCCTAAAGTTTTATTCTCACCAAATATTTGATCAATGGTAGTGAATATTCCACCTACTAATGCTTGACCAAACTTAAATATCCCTCCAAATACAAAGGATGCTTGCTTAAGAAATTTCTTTATTGCTTCTAAGTTCTCAGGTTTAGAGAAGTATTCCATTATTTTGTAAGTAGCAATCGCAGCACCTACAGTCAACGCTGCTTTTGCAACAGGTCCTAGGAACTTAAGTAAGAAACCTGCTAGTCCTTCTTCTTTATCTTTACTTTTTAGTTTAGGTTTTTTCTTCTTAAGAATCTTTGAACTATCTTTCTCTGCCTCATCTTGTCTCTTCCCTTCTTGTCTATCTTCTGCTGCTGAATCTTTCTTTCTTCTTTTGATTCTACGTTTTGATATTGCTTGTTCTACAGAAGTCTTTTCAAATGCTCTGGATATTTTAACTAGATCACTAGTAAGACCACTTAAACTATTTACAGATTTACCGAGATTATTGATAGCGTCTAGATTAGAATGCACAGAAGTCTTCAACGCACCCTTCACGGATTTCGTTACGGTTGGACTAACCATCTTGTAGGCAACTATCTTTGCCATCTATTTGTTTTGCTCCCTCATGCGTTTTTCTTCTTCTTTGAGGAACTGGATTAGCATATCAACGTAGATTTCCTTTTCCCAAGGCATAAGGTTATCTATGTGTTCGATGTTCCACTTGTGGTGGTGCATCAATGCGAAGTTCCCCTCATAATAAGATTGAAGACTAGTATGCAGTAGGGCTAAGCGAAAAAAGATGCTAACCCTTCTAAAACTACGTCACTCTCAACACCTGTGTTTGGATTAGTTACCTTAACTGTATGAGTTAACTTTGGCATAGTGTCAAAGAACTTTTGTATCTTAGCAAACTGTGCACTGTTCATATCATCAAAGAACTCTTGGATCTCTTTCTGAGGAACATCTGCACACACATATACTTGATTAGGATCAGCGATGGTTTTTATACAGGCAGCGGCCATCTTAAACACTTCGTCAACACCTACTTCCTCTCCACTGAAATTCATAGAGACAAACATATCCAGACTAGGGTAACCCATAGTTATAGAACACTCTTCAGACAACTGAATCTCTGGTTTGTGTCCTCTGGTCTTCTTGACTTTGATTTCATCTAAAGGGATTGATACAGTCACAGTGGACTCATTGTCATCTGGGCAGGTGACAACACAATCTACCTTCTCTCCTACAGACTTTGTTCTAATCTGTAAAAACAAATACTCAATGTCAAAGGTTGCTAAACCCTCTACAGTTTTTAGATCTGTACACTGGGTTATGATATTTTTAATTGCTTCAATGATCTCTGACTGATTGCCAGTTTCAGTTGCAAGCAATAGTAACTTCTCTTCTTTTACAAGGAATGGTCTGAAGTTCACTGTTCTACCGTCAGACGGTAGTTTCAATTTGTACTTAGGTACATTTAACTTAGGTAATGCCATAAATTATTTCACGTCATATTTTATTTAGCAGACTACGCTGAGAAGGATCCTGCGAGGTCAAAAGGTCTTACTTGTCCTGCTAAGAATGTTTGACCAGATCTTGTAAAGGTATTTAAAATTTGACTACCCTCTTGGAAATCTCCTAGAACTCCACCAAAGGGAGCAGGGACTGTCATAAAGAAGTTATTACCTGGATCTGTAATCTCATCTGGTGCATAGAATCTATATCTTTCATAGAAGAATCCTATACTCAAAGTCATCTTGGTGTTTTGTTCATTATTTAACTCTATAGAACCAATGTTATATGGAAATACATTTTGCATCTCCCAACAACCAGTCAGTTCTCCTAGATTATTAAACCTAACATCTAAGTTAGATGTGTAACTATTTGTCTCCCATTTGTATATCCTTACTCTAGGTGCAGTATATCTTTCATAGAAATCAACATACTGATTGGAATCTCTTGTGATTCTACTCAACCATGTTTCAAATATTGCTCTCGTATATTGTGATCTAGGTATAGTAAACTCTATACTCATCTCACTGAATGCTTGGTTGGTTGCATACTTTACAGATGCACCTGGTGGTTGAAACTGTGCAGTAGTGAGCTGTCTACTAGGTAGATTCACAGTGTTTGCATAGTAATCTAGTAAGTCAGCAGCAGTTCCCTTTTCTAAAGTCAGAGTTTCACCTCCACTACCACCTCCTAGAGATGCTGATTGTAGTATCGATGGGGTTGAAAAACTAACCGACCACTTGTTTAATGTAGCAGGTGTGTTCTTACTATTCTTAAGCATGTTGCTAAGAAACCCACCTACACCATGCATAGGAGCGACTTTTCTAGCGTTCTGCGGACTAGGGATTGCCATTATACTTTAAGTTCCTTTTCAGTGATTAACATAAACTCCCAAGAGTGATCTTTACAAAATTCAGTTGCTGCTTTCCATTTCGCTTTATTAATATGATAGGTAACAACCTCATTTATGTATCTCTTCGTGTTTCTTTTTTGAGGTTTGGGTTCAAGGGTTTGCTTGAATGGTTTTACCTCTACCAGATACTTTCTATTCTGTATTTTGACATAGAAATCTGGAAAATATCTGTGACGTTTACCATCAGCAGGTGAGATATATGGAATGATAATCTCCTCACTACCCCATTCTTGTACGGATGTTGTATAGTCACACCATTTCATGAACTTATATTCCCAAGATGACCTATAAATAATATTATTGGGGTCACCTTTATACTTTCTAGGATAAGAAGGTCGATATTTTCCTTGATACCTCATAAATATAATATAGATTCACATAGTATTTAGGAAAAAGTAGTGAGTGTTTTAAAATATCCATATAGACCAGTGTCTCCAGAAGGAAGGGATGAAGAATATCCCACGGAGGCGACTGACTATGTTATGTTTCATAGATACAGAATAAGTTATGATGATGAGGCAGACGGTTATAAAGGATTGAACGTACCGAACAGCAAAGTATTAACAGATGATAATAAAGAGAGAGTATATCTAGCAATGCCAAAGGGCATATCAACTTCATATTCACCATCATATAGTAAAGTTGATATGGGTGTAGCAGGTGTCATGGCATCAGCACTAGCAGGAGAAGGAAGCACAGGTGGTTTAAATTTTGATAAAGTAGCATCAACAATAACAGCAGGTGCACAAGCAATCTTGCCAGAAGCAACTGCTAATATGATATCAAAGGTATCAAGTTCTCTTAACAACTTATCAGGTGGAGGAGGAGGACCGAGTGCAAATCAGATAACTGCGATAGCACAAGGTAGAGTATTCAACCCATTCTCAGAACAAATCTTCAACTCAATGGGTTTTAGAAGTCATAACTTTTCATTTAAATTATATGCTAGATCAAAGAAAGAAGCAGCAGAAATAAGAAAGATTGTAACTTATTTAAAGGAAGGTGCTGCACCTAAGATTGCAGGTGGTAGTGCAAACTTATTTGATCTTGGTGATGGTGAGGGATTAGCAAATACAGAGGGTCTTTCAGCTGAGCAAGCACAGCAACAAAATCAACAGGTTCTTGATAGTATTAATAACCTAGGTGAAACATTAAATCAATCCAGATATTTTGAAGTTCCAGATAAATATAGAATAAAGTTCGTGAGAATGAGTCCCAATGTAGGATCTTCTACAATAAGAAATCCAGAACTAATGTTCAAAGTAAATGATTCAGTATGCACTGGGATGAGTGTTAACTACACACCTGATGGGCAATACACATCATTCAAAGATGTAGAAGGTCTTGATGGTCATATTCATGTACCAGTTATTCAGATTGATATGTCCTTTACAGAAACAAAGGTTATCAGTCAAGCAGATCTAAGAGCAGGTTACTAATGTCAGCATATTTTACTTACTTTCCAAACGTTTATATTGGCGAAGGTGTCAGCGAAGATGAGGCATACAAATATCGTCTGGTAAAAAATATATTCCGTAGAGTTAAAGTCAGAGAGAATCTAGATCAATATGTAACAGGTTTTGAAGCATATTCAATATCCGATATTGATACACCGTCATCACTAGCATATAGATTGTTTAGAGACTCTAAGTTAGACTGGGTTATACTCCTAGTAAATAATATAACTGACTTCTATGAACAGTGGCCAAAGAATAATAATGACCTACTAAAATTTGTCCAAGAAAACTATAGTGATGAGAATGCTATTCATCATTATGAAACAAATGAGGTAAAGGATGGTGACATTGTAATAACTAAGAAAGGTATAGAAGTATTAGATTCGTTTAGAACTGTGATGCCAGATGGCACTACAAAAACTGCAGAGCAATCAAGATATCCAGTAAGTAACTATGAACATGAGGTATATCAGAATGAGTTAAAGAGACAAATACTATTACCTACAAACTCACTAGTTGATTTAATGATAGATGAGTTTGAAGATCAGATTGCATATGAACCTCATCCAGAACTAGATGATGTAAACAATAAGAAAACCCCACTGTCTATTGCAGCGAGGTTTGTTGATGTTGCAGGTTTTGTCAGTGCGAGTGTATCTAGACAATCAGCAGCAACTAGCACAACTACATTTGACTATGGTCCTACTGGTTCTGCTGTTACATCAGGAAGCGTTGGAGTCGCAACCTCAACAGACACAGCAGCAACTACGACTACATCAACCACAACTAGCACAACTAGCAGTACAACTAGCACATCTAGCAGCACATCTAGCAGCAGTTCATCATCTAGTTCTAGTTCTTCTAGCAGCAGTAGCAGTGGTAGTAGTTCTTCCTCTGGTTCCTCAGGTTCTTCTGGTTCATCAGGATCCTCAGGTGGAGGATACTATGGTGGCGGTTATTAATAATATATTGCTTTAAAAATAAATTCTTTAGATAGTACAGGATTACCTAGGAGTTCTAGTTGCAATCCATCAGCGTCTACGAAGAGGTCGTCTTCCGCTTCCTTTCGACAATGCTGCCAGTAATATGTGCCATCTTCTCTTCGATATATGTAACTAGTGTTGTGTGAATCGAGGGTGAACATTGCGATACACTCTTGTTTGTGTTGCCAACAGGGGTCTTGTGCTCGTCTTTCATACTCGGTCATAAAAAACTAAAGGGGTCAAAATTTTGGCGGAAAATTTTTAAGCGATATTTACAAACTCAAAGTCATTTTTGGATTAGGGTGAGGTCTCCTTCCTCATCATCACCATCCTCTCCTACTTTAAATACTAATAGTTCATCACCGTTCTGTACCTCTGACATCTCAGGGTGTACAGGTTTTCGTGGTCTATCTACATACTTGTCCATCTCTTTAAAGACATAACCCATAGACCTCCACATAAATGCAAAGGCAGCACCTGCTGTCAGGGCAAAACCTATGCCGAATATGAATATGGTTAGATCGTTCATCGGAATAGTTTTTGTATTG